CGCTCGTCATCATCTGCGCCCCCGTGCCGGTCAGACTGACCAGCCAAGAAGGGACGCCGGAACGGCTCAAGATGGTTGTTTCGTAAATTGCTGTCAGCTTGATCAGTGCCAACTCTGCCCGCACTGCCTCAAGCGGTGAACGCCCCTTGGCGGCTGTGGTCGATGACTTGCCGACCCGGAAATGCAACATTCGCTCGCGAGGTGTCGTGAACTGGAAGCCCCGCCCACCATCGAAGCCGACAAACGGGTATTCGGTGATTTCGCCAATCGCCTGTCCGTAGGTTGGCACTTGCAGCCAACTGTACGGGATTGGCTGAAGCTCGCGAATCGTGCCGCCCGTCTGCGTGTCCCGGTCAGAGATGGCAGGAATATAGGCGTTGCCATCCTCTAAAAGTTGCTGATAAATAAATTCAACCAGCGTTGATTCCGTTTCGCCTGGTGCCGGTTCACGCCAGATTTGCAGCAGCGGATGATCTACCGGCTCGAATCCGCCTTCTTCGTCGTAATAGCCGACTTGCAAGGTGGCCTTGCAGACGTTCCGCCGCATGGCCTCAATAGCTGCACGAATGACAGGATTATCGCAATAAGGCCGGGCAAGATTGGCGTAATCATCGCTTAATGCGTTGATGACATCGACTGACCATGCCGACACGTCGATCTCGGTCGTGTCAGCAGTCACGCCCGTGCGAAGTGCTTTTGAGCGGAACCAGTTGAGTGGGTTGTAGTCAGGCATTTAGATTAGGAGAACCACTGAAAAGAGCCGTTCCGGCTAAGGTAGTTAAAAGCGTCGGCTGCCGCATCCACCTGGTCATCATGCTGACCAGTGGGAAAGCTGCACAATTCGTCGATAAAGGCCCTGTTCCAGTCGCCCCGCTCAAGCTCTACAAGGCCAGCCTCACAGGCTGCCGCAAACGGCATGGCCCGCACTTCCTTGGAGCCTGTTGGACGTGCCGATACAGTCGCAAAGCCTGCAAGGTTGATCTTGTCCTGCTCCACTTGATCAACCCCCGCGGCACCGGGATCTTGAGCAAGGTGGACGATTGTCTGAAGCCCGTCTATCTCGGCTGTCTGTCGCTGGATGGTTCGCCGCTGGGCTGGTGACCACTGACCTCGTACAACGTGACTGATTCTGTATCGATCACCGATTCGGCACATTCTGACGCCTGCGGTGTAGTCGCCTGCCCCCGGCGTCGCGGCAGTATCGTAAGCGCGGCAAGCCAACCCTGAGCTATTGCCCCCGTCACTAATAGGCAACCAATCGTGACGGAAGAAGCCACCAGATCGTGGGCTAGGTCGTTGCTGATAAAGAGCAGAGAAAGCATAACTACCAATGGCCTTCTTGATTCTGTCAAAGTCTTGGACGCTGTAACGGTCTGGCCAGAGTGCCGCCCCCGGCTGTCTGCCGAGCGTGTCGTTCTCTTCGGCAATGGCTGGCAGGCTCACCACGTCCCACCGTTCGCCGCCGTTGTTTGCTTCTTCCAGTAACTGGCCTGCAAGGTCAAGAGAATGCCAGCGGGTCATGATCAGCACGATAGCCGCGCCGGGGTGCAGACGCGTGTAGAGGTCGTTTTGATACCAGTCCAGCACTCTTGCCCGATACGTTGGTGATTCAGCCTCTTGGCGGCTCTTCACCGGGTCATCGATAACGACCAGATCGGCACCGTAACCTGTGACACCAGACCCGACACCGACCGCATACAACCCGCCGCCATGAACTGACGACCACTGATTCTGCTTATTGCTGTCGTTCGCGAACTGAAAACCGAACCGACTGACGAGCCGCCGTGTTTGTCGGCTGAATGTACAGGCAAGGCTGTGGTTATAGGCCCCGACGATGACCCGCATGGTTTGGTTGCGGAGTAGCCTGTAAGCCGGGTAGTGAATCGTTGATTGTTCGCTTTTGCCGTGCCGTGGTGGCAGGAAAAGCATTAGCCGCGTGATTTCGCCGTTAGTTACTCGGTCAAGCCGATTTCGGCAGAGTTTAAGGTGATTCGGATGCCACTGATGATTCGGACTGACACGCTCTAAAAACTGCCATAAACCAGCCTTAATCAAGCTGTTCCGGGGCTGGCTCAGGGTCATCATCGTAATTGTTTAACGTGTCGCCTGATTGATCGCTTGCGGCAACCTTGCCGTTCAATCTGTCGTAGATGGCCTGCCAATAACGAAAGTCACCACCTAATGCCCTGTTTATGCCAACATCAACCAACTGATCAAGCGTTTCGGGACTAATCGATAATCGACGATCAAGAGCCTCGTTCATGTCAGGGCGTTTTGGCCTGCCCTTAGGATTGCCTGATTGACCAGGCTTCCATGCAGTTGAACTCAGGTGATCATATTTAGGGTTAGAATTTGCCACATTGATTGCGTGTTTCTATGCCTGTTATTATGCCTGTAATCAGGCATTACCCGCCAATTCGCTTCTGTAATCGCCCTAGGGCCGCATCTGAATCAATCGACTGATGATTCTGCCGCCATCGGCCTTTGCGTCGCTGCATGGTGGCATTCCGCTTGATTCTGGCCTCTGCAATGACAGACTGAAGTGAGAGCATCCGCTGTTCCCACTTGGCAGAGGCTTTCAATACCCGGTCAAATTTCTTATCGGCCCTCAAGCACTTCAGACAGATCGATGGCTTCAACTTCTCAAGGCTTCGGCCATTGTCGCACACCCCGCATGGCTGCGTTGCTGCTGATTCGTGCCATTGCCCATCAGGTGGCATCAGGCCGATGACTTCGACCTTTTGGCCGCCGAGATAGGCTTTAATCTGGGCTTCGGCGCGTCGGATAATGTCCGACTCGGCCATTTCCATTTCAGATAATGAATCCATCATCAAAGCAGCTTGACAAACTTTTTTTTGCGTTTCAATGCCAAAAAAACGTTATTTTATTTGTTTGGGAAATCAACAATAGTTGGCTCGTTAATTTCGCCCCATTTGTGGAACCTCTGCAGCGGTGTTATCTCTTCTTCGTATATCTCAGATATTCTAAAATTGCCATCATCTTTACAAATAGCCGACACCACCCGCGTAACGAGTCGGTCTGGGTGTCGGTATTGAAAGTTGATGAATTTCTTAGTCGGCATGACTGCATTATAGCACAACTTCCAGCGTAATTTCGACGCCCGGAGCTTGGCTTATGTCGCACCAATGTTTCTGGCAGAATCTCTCCGTCACTTGGCAATCGTCCTTATAGACAATTCCGGTCAAGGCATCTTCGGTGCATCTGATCAGCTTTGTCAGGTCAGGTTTTTGCGTGTGATATTTCGGGGCGGTGTCTTTAATCTTGGCCGCATTCTTTCCGCTGCCGTAGTGGCATTTGGGCCGGGGGAAATAGAAATCGATGGTCATAGCCACCGCTTCATTTGTCAGCTTGGCCCCGGCGTCAGTCATGGCCTGTTGAGCATGTAGCGACACAATCGACTGCCAAGAGGTTTTCCGCTTGGCCGTGTCCATCACGATGATTCTGCCGGTTTTTGGATGCATGAATGCTTTTTTTGAGCCGGATGGTGACGCGATGCCTGGGACAAAGAAAGTAAGTTTCAAGGTTGTTTCACCTTTTCTAATCGCTGAATCTCTCGGTCGATATAGAACCGTGCTTTCTTCAAGTCTTCAATGCCGCCCTTCTTCTCCCACCTGACAACGTACTTAATGACGTTGCCAAGGCAGAACGACATGTGTTCGGCCAACTGTATCGGCTCTACGCCTGACGGATGGCTGGTGTAATGCGGCGGGTGGTTGATTGGATCGCTCATTCCGCTTGCCCTTTCCAGTGTTCGTACTCCCAACCATCTACTAATGGCTCTCTTTTGTCGGGAACCAAATCTCTGAGTCGTGTCATTGGATGAGAGGCCAGTTTGCCTGTTTTTAAGTTGCGTACCGCCCACACCGGCGGGCTGACGATACCGGCATCAATCAGTGCGTTGGCAATCTTTTCGATCGGGATTGCCTGATAATCATTCAGGAACCGCCCAAAATCGGCATCCATTAATTCGGCGAATCGTTCGGCCTGCTGTTTGGTGATGTTTTCAGGCTTGATCGGCATTATTAACCCCTTTGGTCACGAAATGGATTTCACTACCAGACAACGGTACGACATCACACATGCAGAATTTCGGCTGATTACCGCAGTTTGGGCATTCAAGGTCGTCCAGCCTATTCCTCAACCGCTCAATCTCAGCCACCAGTGCCAGCACCACGGCAGGTGATGCTGCCCCTGCCTTCTGTCGCAGATCGCTCAAGAGGGCGGGCGTGATTTCAATTTGGCTCATGATTTCATCGCTTTCATGCCTTTTATTTCTGATTCAAGACCTCTAATCTTTTCTTGGTGCTTGACTATTTCGCCCATTAAATAGCCTTTATTTCGGTGCAGATCACTGTTGGTGTGTTCGTATGATTTTATTTCAAGAGCCTGTCTGTGCATCCCTCTGTTGAGCATCCTAAGCTCCCTTCGCTGGTGCTTAATTCGCCGCTGCAATGCCGCACGATTAAAGACTTCAGCCGGTATAGCGGTGGATTCCAGTTGTTTTGCCTTCTCCTCAAGGTGACGGACGTATCTGACAACATCACGATAGGGCGACGAAACATTTGAATTACTGCCGGACCAACAATCCAACGCCATTTTTACTCCTTTCCACGGATCATCTGCTTGTTTTTCAAGTTCGGCGAGCTTTGTCTCAAACATTTTGATTCGAGAAATCAAGAAATCATCTGTACGCATGTCCTGATGCGCGATCAATCTTAATGCCGCTTTCAGCGTCTCTATGTCAGATTTTAGTTGTTCAATCTGTTCTTTCACTTTCCCCTCTTTTTTTGCTCTAGTTCTCTTCGCCTGTTCCGCCGTTTCATCGCACACGACAAACATCGGGTGCTACCTTTCGCCACAATGCACTTGCAATCCAGACACTTGCCTTTCTCGGCTCGCTCCCGGCAGATCTGACAAGTGCCTGTTTTGTTGTAATTTGAGATCGGCAAGCCGCAGACGCTGCACCCATAGAGACACTGCGTGCTTTTGGTGATCACCACCAGCTTTTCTTCAACCGTCTCATAGCGGCCCGCCAAAGCATCCTCAAAGTATTTTCTTGCCGATTCTTCCGAGACGTTTAACTCACTGATCACCTCGGCAAATGCCCGGCGAATCGTGTTCCGTCTGACTGCTGATATGTCCCTTTCGTAAGGTTGCCAAGCCGCATCAGCCATGCTTGTTAGCCTCAATCGTGATGCCTGCCCGCTTGGCGTCGGCTTTTGCCATCTGGGCAAGTTCAATCGACTTCGCCACGGCAAACGATTGTTCGTATGTCAGCCGATTACCCGGCTTGTCCGACAGATCATTAATGATCCTGACCAGCCGATCATTGGCGTGGATAAGCTCAATGTGCAAAGATTCATTGATCAACATCAGATCGCTCTTCCACTTTCCAGAATTAAAGCCACCGGAAATACCCAACCGCGGGTCGTGATTGACTTGTCTCGGTTGATCAGAAAATTGTTCGCTCTGCCGATCTTCTGGCATTCAATCAGCCTGGCCGCCTTCAATTCTTCAATCACTCGCCTAACGGTTGTCGATGTCTTATCGATCCTGACCGCCAATTCTTCAATCGTCGCCGTTGAATCCCTGTTAATCTCACAGAGAACTTGCACGTAAAGACTAATCACGCTTCCACCCCCGTTTCTTTTGGGTGGATGCTCTTGGCTTCCTTGATCAGATAGATGCAGTCGAAGTCGGCAGGTTTGATCGTGAAATAGGCATTGTTGCGAAAAAGAACGTCAATCGATGCGATGTCAAACGCTTTGCCCTTGGCGTCACGTTTGTACTCAATTTTCACGACTGTGCCGACCATTGGTGATTCTTTGGCCCGGATAGTGTCGCCGACTTGAAAACGATTGATCATGACACGCCATCCTTTTCTGCGCTCTTCAGCTTCTTTTCCCTGATTTCTGGCCTGTTTATCTGTACTCTCTTCGATGCACTGAAGGCCAGCTTGACCTTATCGCCACGAATCTCGGCGACGATGACTTCGATTGTTTCGTCACCTGCATCGATGACAACTGTTTGAAGTTTGCCCCTTGTCAATACCAAGACACCCATCGTTGCAACCTCCATGATGATGATTGACGGCCAGGCTGACCGTCCGTGTGTTCCATGCCTGCCGCCTGAAAGTTCTAGCGCGATAACATCTCGTGCCGACTTCCACCGCTCAACCCTCGGACTGTGAGGGTTGAGAAACCACCTGCCGGGAGTCGAACCCGACTCATGCCGATAGGTGATCATTAGTCTTTACTCATAATGTGATCCCAATAATCCCATTCTGCTTTTGCTTCCTGCGGGTCATGGTAATATTGACCACTTGGCCCACGGTGAAACGATTTCTGACAAGTCCAGCAAACCCAAAGCATTTCTTCTGGTCGCTCGTTACCCAGTACTGATTCTGTATGTTTTCCATAAGGGTAAATGTCTCTTTCATAAATTAAATGATGCAAAGAAAAACCAAGCGACCAATGATACTTGCAGTGACATTTTTCGCACTTGCCATTTGCACGTTTTAATACTTCAGTCTTAGTTTTTTGTGGAATTGGCAGTCGCCCTTCTATGCGATAAAAAGACATTATTCAAACTCCCTCTGTAACCGCTCCGCGTACTTATCACCAGCTTTTGACCACCGCTGAACCTCGTGCTTGCTCGTGACCGTCACCCGCTGGCGTGCTGCGTTGCGGTTCCATTCCCGAACAAATGCCTCGCCGATTGCCTTTGACGAATTGGCGGCACTCTCTGGCGTTGCGCCTTTGTTGAGTGCCATGACAAACGCGGCAGATATGTGAGCCTCAAGTTCAAGCTCAAAATCAGCACCACCCACGAGGCTTTGGGTTGGAGTGCGTATCTTGATAATTTCGTCCCAAAGGTTGCTGATGCGCTGCTCAACCTGACGCATCTTCGCGATTGTCTGCGGTGCTAGTGTGACCATGTGATTGACCTTGTTAGCTAAGTAATGCCGGGCGACAACGAGCCACCCGGATCATGCCGATAGGTGGTGTTATTTGTTGTTTAACCATTTGTCTAACGTCTTTTTTGACCAAATTCTAACCCTGCCTTTGTTTATATCAGCAGGCGGGCCGATGCGAGAAAGCGTTGACGTTGAGATTCGACAATACGCTGCAGCTTCTGGTCGTTTAAAAGCAGTGAGCGTTGACAAGATTTGAGGCGACACAATCTTTTTTTTTGGCATATTTACCTCGCTAGGTGAAAACCCGCCCAAGCAACGCACCTGAGCAGGTCGCAGAAGTTTCCGGCGTTTTGGACCACCGGCCAGCCGTGGCGAAAATCGAAGGACTCCACGACTGATTGTTGCGTCTGGGAATCGAACCCAGAAATTGGCCTATTGGTTCAGGTGTTTCAATATCCAATCATCCAATCGCAACATAAACCGCCATCCGTGGCGTTTGTCGCATCCCTGCTTGATTGCCCGCTGCATGATCCACAGGATTCGCGTAATCCCGTTATGCTCGACCGTGGTGGCACTAGGAGACTGCCGCCAGATCATGCTGCCGCTATGTCACCAGCTTCCCGACGGCACGGGCAACCGTTTACGATTCAATCGTCTCATCTACTACCGACTCTCGCAGCTTCCGCAGGCTGCGAATCGCATCAAGTGCATAACGCCGGATGTCGGCCTCGTCCTCGGCAGTGCTAGGCTCTGCCTCGTCCTCAAGGTGCCGCTCTGCCAGTGTGGCAAAGCGGGAGCATTCTTCGATGGCTGTTTCAATGTCACGTTGTCGCATTGATTGGATCTCCTAATAAAATGTTGCTGATTGCATGCAAAATCTCTGGTGAACGCTCTGGAAAATCATCGAGAAGCGTGTTGCACTGTCGAATGTAAAAATCGTAATACTCAGCCGAAGTGCAATCATCCCGAAAGATTGTTTTTCGTTCAAATCCACATTCTTCAGCTTTTGCCGCAACTGCTGCGTGCAGATTTCCCTGCTGCGGAAATCCAAGTCTTAGTAAAACGCGGTCTATAACCAGTATTCCCTGATCATCGCGGCAGTTTTGACAGATGTATCGAAAATATTCATTAGGCATATTTTCGATGATTTCTACTTTGCGAGCCATTTAATCAACCTCCTTAGAATGGTGCATCTTCAGCCGTTGGGTCGATCTTGTGGCCACCGGGAGCCGGTGCCCGGTATTCCTTCGCTGGTGCCGACTGCCCTGTAAGTTCATGGCATTGTGCCGCCTGTTTGATAATCCACTCAGGAACACCGTCGCGGGGCGGATCATCGTATGACCAGGCGAAGATGTCGCACGCTGGGTCGAATGGTGCCATGCCTCGCGGTAAGCGGCCAAGGCTGGCGACATTGGCATAGGTTTTGTCGCCCTTAGTGGTGTGGGTGATTGTCACCATGACACGCAGATTCAGCAGCGTTTCAGGATCAAGCGTGCCCCCTTCCGGCGGCCACCCACTGCCCAGCACTGGCTTAAACAGTTTTGTCAGTCCAGCTTTCTCGCCCAGGCTGAATCCGACTGTGGTTGTGATGCTGAAATATTTATCGCTCTGCTCGCCTAATGGCTCATCCAGAATGAACCTGATGGCCAGCTTCTGCGATGGCTTGTATGACGGGTTGAGCGGCGTTTGTGTGCCGAGGAAGAAAAGATTCTGCACAATACCCTGATATGTGCCTTCAGGCACCGGGGTATAGTCGCCAGAGCCAGCAGGATTGCTTTTTAACATCGGAATAGGCATGTTTATTGACCTTTCTTTGGTCGGATTGCCTGACAAGAGAAATTGCCACCGGGCAACGTGCCCGGCAGCATCAACAAAGACAACTCAAAGAGCTGCGCGGATAGATAAGGCTTTAAGCTGATTTTTCGGATAGCCCATCGCCCTATCAAGATCTTCAGACGGCACAAAAGCCAACTCGTGCGGCTTTTCCATCTTTTGATGGCTGCAATACAATTTCATGTAGCAGTTATGGATTGCGTTATTAATGGCGGCGGTGCGGTTGATGCCATAGCCAGCCCACCCGCAACCAGCCGCCCAGAATGAACAGTAATAACCGCGTTTGGGGTGTCTGGTCAGCTTGTGGCCAGTGAAGCCGCGATGTGAGTCGCGTCTAACGATGCGGTTAAATTCAATGATGTCGCAGGTTTCTAAAACAAACTTCTCGGCGGCTGAAAGGTTGGCAATGCTCATCGCGTCACCTCTTCCATCACTGCGACAGCTTCGAGCATGCGAACAATGGCCTTGCAGATTTCACCGTATTGATGATCACGTTGATCAATGTTTCTGGTCATGACCTGGAGCGAATTGATTGACGTTTGCAGGCCCTTGATGGCCCCTACGATCACTTCGGCCTGCTGCTTCATGTCTGCCTCATGCTGATCATCCAGCGATGATTCAACGTCCTGTTGTGCTTCCTGAATTGCGAAGCGATAGCCCGCTTCCCATTCAGCCGCTAATGCGTCTGTAAGCTGGTTAGGCTGCCAGCCAAGTTGTTGAAGACTTTGAACTGATGACGGGGCTGCTGACATGCTGATTGCTCCTGAGTGGTGGTGGTGAATGATTAGGTGTCAGGTGAAAACTTTCAATCTGACGTCAAATAGATATTATCCATAATAGCATTAGACGTCAAATCTTTTTCAAAAAAATATTTGGATTTTTTGCAAGTGTATTCTATTGCTACACTTTCGCCGTATTCGCGGATAAGCTGATCGATGATCGGGAACGCTTTGACGGTCTGTTCTGGAGTCCAGCTTGCCACAATTGCCACCCATTCAGGCACGTTCACCGGCTGATCGGCTTCAACTGGTTCAGGTCGGTTTTCAGTCGTTTTTTGCTGATTTTCTACAAAAATCGACTCTTTTTGGATCTGTTCCAAGTCTGTTCCATCTTTTTCATCAAAACTTGGAACATTTGCAAAGTCTTGTTCCGATTCATCTTCCGTCCAGTCGGGTAGCGAAATGTTCCGACTTTTTGAGGTTATCTCTATTTGTTTGTTTTCTTTTTCCATTTTTCCTTCTTTTTTCATATCTATTTTCTGTTTAAAACTTGGAACATGGAACAAATAGGACATAAGTATTAATATTGTAAATACTTGCAATGTTCCAAAATTGTTCCAAATGTTCCATGTTTTAAGAATTGCCTTTTTCGTCTATTGCCTTGATACCGACATAAGCCCATGCGGTTGTGTCCTTTGTACCTTTTACTCTCACTTTCCTTTTTTGCACACTTGGATAGACGTCCGTTAAATCTTTGAACAATTTATGAACAGAACTGGCATGATGACCCGTTTTTTCACACCAAATCCGCCAAGAATCATGAAAATCATTTGTATAGACCCTATCATCATCATTTGATGTCACCTGATAGTTTTCCTGAATGAACGCAACTATCGGGCTACAAAGCTCTTCGAGCACTTTCAATCGTAGTTTTCCGCTTTCTGGCTGCGTGAATTTTCCGGCCTTTACCAACTTCTGAAAGCCTTTCACAGCCCATGCAACGATGCCTGGTATCTCTTCCATAATCTCACGGTCAAGATTTTTGTTCTCATTGCCAAGAAAGCTCTTGGACATCGGCATGACAAGATAGCGGTTTGTTAATGCTCCCGTTGTATCTTGCAGCCGTGGCAGTTCGTTGGAGCAGATTAAAAGCCGCGTGGGCAATCGGCCTTCCCATGCCTCGCGATACTTCCGATCAATTGCCACCCGATCCTCGCCACTGATTGAAAGCAGACGTTCTACAATCACGGCTTGATCAGATCGCCCGCCTATTCTCGCATCAGGCACAATCGCCAGCGGCCTGCCGATGCACTTCGCCAGCCCGAACGGGGTCGCCAGATCGCCCAGAGAAGGTGACGCGACGTTCGCCGGGCCGATCACCTCGGTTAATGTTCTGGCAATCGTGCCTTTGCCTGACCTTGGCGGCCCAACCAGCATCGCGATTTTCTGATGCCGCGTGTCTTGTGTCAGACAATAGCCAAAAAACATCTGAAGAGCCTCAATGCATTCCTTATCATTGGGCCAGACACTTTTCAGGAATGCCAGCCATTTCTCAGGCTTGGGCGGATCATCAATCCAGTCATAATTGGTTCTAAAACGCGAAAAGAAATTGCTGGTCAGATTATCAATAGCACCGACGCGAGGGTTGATCATGGCATTTTTCATACAGATCACATCGCGAACGTCCCACCCGTTACCGACTCCATCAAGCCACGCTGGCATACTTTCAATGTTCGCAAGTTGCTTTGTGGTCAATCCGGCAATCGCTTTTTTTACAGCGGTTACGGTTTTCGGCTCGACCGATTTTACCTTGACCTTTGCGCGATCTTCCCGCGTTTCCGCTTTGAAGTATTCTTCTTTGGCATGTTGAGCAAACACGCCATCAATCCATACTGAGAGCAGAGCGTCAATCTCTTCCCCAGGTATCATGTCGTACCTGCCTTGTCTCCATTGCCAGAACTCGCCCTGCCAAGTCACCACCCGATTGACTCCCTGTTCTTCCAGCCATTGCCTCGCCAGCCTATGCGGGTTGTCATATCCTGCAAGGTCGCCCGGTTCATCAATTTCAGGTTGCACCTGCTGAACTTGTTCGCGGTCTTCAATTTCAGGCCTGTAATCATGGCCACTTCGCTTTTTCTCAATCCATGCTGGCAACATTGGCCACTGACTCCCTCGCTCCCATGCCCATTGTGCAGTGAGTTCAAGCACACGCGGCTTGACGTCCCTTTTTGCGTAGCTGTGCGCGGCTTTAGCCTGTTCGCAGCACCAGTCCCGCAAATGAGTGCAGCCGACACCCGCCGCATAACCAGCGATGGCCATCAGGCCGCCCCTGAATTTGTCGTGTCTGGTGTTTTCGGCGGCTCTGGCAATGCTGTCAAAAATTTTCACCGCGCGAGCCGTGAACCATTCTTCCTCTTCAGATTTTGCCGGAACATTTACGACAGCGGCAGGAATTTGTTTTGACTGAGGCGGTGAAAGAATCTTTTTGATCGCTTCAACGGCATGGGCTGGAAGTTCAACCGGATCTGTCTCTGACTCAATTTCTTTACCGGCAGATGGCGGCATTGCAACCTGAGTCTGTTTGGATGCAATGCCCAGAAATAGATCAGCCGCTGCTCCATTTGAAAGCATGATCTTTTTCTTACCGAAATCGCCCCACCATTTAATTAAATCAGGTGGAGCCTTGAACCAAAAATGACGCCCCGCCTGCGTTCCGATGGTCAATGTTGCTGGCATATTGCCATTAAAAACTACTGCCTCAAGCTCTGCCTGAATCTCTTCCAGCTTGCTTCGGTCTTTGCCGGGCGGGTCAATATCTATAACAAGATGCCCAATCGGCTGACACCCAAGGCCGATCTCTTTCGGCTTCTTGGCAATCAGGTCAACCAGCTTTTGACGTCGCTGCTTGATCTCCATTTTCCCCCAGCCAGCACCATTGACGCCGGGGTCTTTAATCTTGCCAGTTGCATCTTTGCCAATGGCAATCGGCAAAATGCCAACACTTGCCAGAGCATCAAAAGACAATAGGCAATCATGGGCTTCGGCAGCCCTGAAGAAATCGATCCATGCCATTGTTACGATCCTGTTGTAAATATGCGGGAATATTGGGTCAGGTTAGTGGCCTGATTCCACATGTCTTGTATCTGTTTTTTATGAAAATCCGAATCATCAATCCAATTAAAATAAATCTTGTTATCCCACTTCTTACTATTTTTCAAGCAGATTTCGCATCTCCATACAAGTTGTTCGTTGTAAAACGAATATCTTCCACATGTATCACAATAAGCCCATTTTACAACGTGTGCCCTATTCCATTCGTTTTCATCACGAGAACGACACTCAATCTCCTCGTGATAAGGATATTCATCGTTTTGCAAATGAATACCAAGTTCAATTTCTTCTTGCTTGTATATGCCCTCTTTACATGACAAATCAAAGCTGCATCCTAATCCAAGAAAATTGTAATCTTGGCTTTTATAAATGGACTTTAACGCCTTTTCGCACATTGCAGACAGCTGTTTTATTGTTGACGCGGGTTTTATTTCAACTAGCAATGGCCTCTCTGATTTTATTAAAAAATCTGGAATATACCCATCCAGATCAAAAGGTTCGTATTCCCATTTCCATCCAAGCAAATCAAACATTTTAGCCCATTTGGCTTCAAGCCTTGATCGAAAGTTAATCCCCTTGTACTGGGTAGGTATTGCGTTCATTGGTTGTTTTTTAATCTCCCTGGATTTGAAAAGAGTCTGATACGCAGCATCAAATTCATCGTCATGTTTGCTTAATATTGCTTGTTTGTCCTCTAGATCAATCTCCATACATGGTGTTATGCGATGGAGAATACTTGCGTGAATATGTGAAAGCGGTCCCATAAATAGAGTCAGTTGTTCTTTATCTACAACTTCCTTCAAACAATGATCACATTTTATATGATATTGATTGCACCATTTGTAGAGTATGAATCGATACTGCCCCTTGCATTTGAAAATGATTTTGCCATCAGAAACTTTCTGATATTGGCAATCTCTTTTTTGGCTAAAAAATTCCTTTGCTGCTAATGTCCATGTTGGCGATAGTGGGACTCTTTGAATTATTCCCATGTCACGCCCCCTTTTTTGCGACATTCCGCGTTTTCCGCCGGTCACGATGTTTTGGCGGAAAAGGTTTTGAGACATACTTTTCGACCAAATCAGAAAACACGGAACAGATGGTCGTTTCGTGTTCGATACAAGCAATCCGAAGCTGCTTGGCAAGCTGATCTGGAAGATAGACCGTCAACTTACGGTACTCTGACATATAGCTACTCCGTTTCAAGAGAAAAGACGTCCAATTACATTTTTACCATTTTTCCCTTCGTGGTCAAGTAGATAAATAGTAACATAGATTTTGACGTCAGATGGTGCGCGATGTATGATTAAAAATGGCTAGTAAATAGGAGGTATATCACGATGGAGATAACATTGCACAAAAAAACCAGTGTCATGACTGGCCGAATCAATCTCAAGGTATTTCCTGAGATTATTGATAAGGTCGATATAGAAGCATCGCGGCTACGTCGCGAGGGGCTTCGCTTTGGCGAAAGAAAAGCAAAATCAGCCGTGGTCATCATGGCCGCGATTGAAGAGTTCCTGATGCTGCCTGAAGATATTCGCAATAAGCTCTACTTGAAGCGGATTGCCGAATATGAACGTCGTTTGGCGGAGCCTGTAACGCGGACATTTGACCCGTTACCAAGCCCACCTTCAACCACCTGAGTAAATGAGTAGAGCCTGTGGCCAATGCGATGAAACAAGCATCTAAACGCTTTTCTAATCCGTTTGTCGAAGGTTCAAATCCTTCCGGGTGTATTTTGCCAGCTCTTTGTTTTTGTGTTATTTTTCATTTGTCACCTGCCTACATGTACTCCCGTCAAAATGCCGAGTTTTTGAGTAATGTACTCAGTTATCGATGTTTTTGCTGATATGGGACGCCCTAAGCACAACGTCCCGACACTCCGTCATCATGCCCATTCCGGGCAGGCGTTCATCTTGTTCAATGGCGTGACCATCTATCTAGGCCACGCCGGGTCGGCTGAAGCGGCGGCGGCCTATCAATCGATTCTGGCAAACATTACCAAGAGCGGCGAGGCTGTGATTCTACCTGTTGAGAATCGGCCAAAAATGACAGTAGGGACGCTCGTTAATGAGTATTTGAGTAACTTACCCAAAAACTACCCTGCGGGCTCTGGCGAGCCGAAAATGATCAATCTCGCAATCCGTTGGTTACTGCGGCCAGAGTTCGCAGTCGGGCACGCTGAATCATTCACGCCAGCCAAGTTTCTGGAGCTTCGCCAGGCGTGGGTTGATGCGGGCAAGTCGATACTCACGATTAACAAATGGCACAATTATATTTTGAATCTGTTTCGTTGGGCGGCTATGACCGATCGATTGCCGGCCAACGTCTGGCATTCATTGCAGACAGTCCCCAAGCTCAAGCCTGGTCGATCACCCGCCAAGTCGGCAAAAAAGGTCGATCCCGTGCCGATTGCGGATGTCGAGGCGGTCAAGGCGGTGGTGTCGGATGTCATTCGTGATTTGATCGCCCTGCAAATTTATACCGGTATGCGTTCCGGCGAGGTCTTGAGCATGACCACCCGGCAGATCGTTGATAACGTCTATCGGCCTGAAAAGCATAAAAATAAATGGCGAGGCCACAAGCGGGAAATCCACCTGGGGCCGCAGGCACGCGCGATCGTTG